AACGCTCCCCGGAAACAAATCGTACCTACTGTCAAAAGGAGGGTGATTTTGAGGAATTCGGCGAACTTCAGTCCAATCCTGGCGGACAACCCTGCCAGTGGGAGCGACTCCGACAGTTCGTGGACAACCACGTCGGAATCCCAACTCGACGAGAGCTCATCCTCGAGTTCCCAAACCTCATGGCACGATACCCACATGCGGTCAACGATTACGTGTCCGCTGTGTTACCACCAATTCGTCTCACCGAGGCCACGCCCCGCGATGGCTGGCAGAGTACTCTGGCCGCTCGACTTGAATCAACCCCGGACTCCCGAACCGTCGACTTCGTCGTCGATCCCTTAGGAAACAATGGTAAGACCTGGTTTTGTCAGTATATGGTCACAGCGCACCCCGAGAAAGTCCAATATCTCCGTATTGGCAAACGCGAAGACCTCTGCTATGCAATTGACCCCGAAAAGTCTATTTTCCTATTCGATATCCCCCGCGCTCAAATGGAATTCCTTCAATACAACGTTCTCGAACAGATCAAGGATCGGATGATTTTCTCTTCGAAGTATCAGAGTGGTTTGAAACTAATTCGACATGCTGTGCATGTAGTCTGCTTCTGTAACGAACTCCCAAACATGGAGAAGATGTCTATTGACCGATTTAACATCACAGAGTTATCCAACGAAGTTATTAACGATTACTAAATATCAATTACCCCTCCACAACCGCCTGCGGCGCTCCGCGCGCAACTGGCGTTTAGGGTATTAACCTCAACGAACACTCTTCCGGCTCCGCCGGATAGGGGGCGATTACCCCTTTCAGTTAGGGTAAAAGGTTTTTTTTTTCATTTTAACAACACACTTCCTTGAAGTATGTAATACAATGCAAATCTAAGTCTGCGTATGCAACAGGCGTGCTACTTGGACCTACGCCTTGAACAGGCTCAAACCACCAAACCAAAGCACAGCGGCCTGCCTGGGCTTGTGGAATTCCATCATAAGTCACTTGTCGTTTCAAGGGAACCCACAGCTTAAGGAACTTGGAGCGTTTTCCGTTAGTGTCAGTATTCTCGAAATAGAACCTTTTATGAAACAGAATACTATATGCGTCCGTGTTGATGGACAGCACATTTCTCTCGATACCTGTAAGGCTTGACTGGAAGTTAATGGCCCGGTTAACTCCATTTCCTCGAAAGAAGTTGTCTCCAGCCACGCAATTGTCTTGTGGACCAAAGAATCCGAAACTTCCTTTAGGACTAATGATAGCGCAATGCCAAATGCGATCACCTTTACCACCAGGATCATTGTTAATGGCCATATGAATCTTGAAACCTCGGAGATTAATCATTTCTCGCTGACGCTCATTGATGCTGTTTAATCCATCGTCAGCTCTTTCAATCCATGTAAGGTCACGAGAGTACAATGTCATATTGAAAATCTGTTGCCCCACTGTGTTTGCAGTTAGGGCACGTTTACAGTTCCCAAAGCCAATATTAACACCTATGTTTCGTGTAGCCTTGCGTCGGAAGGATCTCTTCTTGTAACGTCTGCGGCTTCGCCCATAACGGCTATATGCTCGCTTACGCGAACGACCTCGCGTTGCGAATGTTCTGCGATAAGGCATGCTCGGAATGCCACGTATACTCCGACTGCGGAAATAACTGCCGATATAACGTTTACCGTAATTGTAAGCGTCTCTTGCAGCATTCGCAGCAACCAATGCGCCTATTCTGTTTATTGTGGCACGTGACATTTTTATGCGGAGTAGAGCTGGTCCATTATTACCCAGCTCTACCCCGTCCACGTCCATTCTCATAATCCGCAATCATGTCTCGTACAAAGTCTTGGTGCTTTACTCTTAACAATTGGACTCCTGCTCAACAGGACCATGTCATCTCCCTCTTCGACCGTGAAGATGTCCTCTACCTCACGTTCGGGCGAGAAATCGCCCCGACCACGAACACCCGTCATCTCCAGGGATTCATTCAGTTCTCCCAGCGCAAGCGCCTTACGCAAGTCCGACAGCTCTTCCAAGCTCACTGGTCTGCTATGCAACGCTCCCCGGAAACAAATCGTACCTACTGTCAAAAGGAGGGTGATTTTG